GTGTATTCCGTCCACTCAAAGGAGTCTGAGGTGTTGAACAGGTCGATTTCCGTATCGCCGTTGATGACAGCCCGGACATAGGCGTTGTAGGTGGAGGTTTTCTTGGCCTTCACCGTCAGCCGGTAGGCCTGGCCCGGCACGATGCTGTCCACCACCTGGGTCAGCGTGCTGTAGGCGGCAAGCTGGAAGCAGGAGTTGGACACGGTGCTGTTCTTGGTTTCCGCGCCCTGCTGGGCGGTGATTGTCCCGGCATAGGTCCAGTCATCGGAAAGGCCGTTTAAGCCGGCGGAATTGCGGACAAAGTTGATGCCGCCGCTGTACTGCTCCTGCATGGTAATGGACAGCCCGTCCACCGACTGCTGAAGCTGGGACATCTGCCCCTCGATGAGCCGGAGGTTTTCCTGCTCCTCCGTCAGCTCCCCGGTGACGCTCTCCACCGACTCGGTCAGGTCGGCCACATAGCTGTTCAACCCATCAATGGACTGCTGGAACTGGCTGACCCTGCCGCTGACCTCCTCCAGGGAGTCTGTGGTGGCGTAGGCGCTGAACATGACCTCGCCAGATTCCAGATCCCAATAGGATGAGCCATCTTGGGACTGGATCACCCCGGCCTTTATGATGTTGGCGATGAGGGAGCCGGAGGTGATAAAGTCCGCCACGATCTGCCCATCGGCGGTGATGGCGGTTTCGTAGGGGCCGTTATATCCGCTGCTGGAAAATCCCAACCCCTCCACATTCCACCGCCAGACATTGACCGCATCCTCGATGGAGGGCTGGTCAAGAATCAACAGCTCGTAAGGAAGGCCGGTCTCGCTGTCGGTGTGCAGCACCACATAGCCGCCCGTCTGGCCGGTAATGCGGTCGGTGGCGTTCTGGATGGCGGAGTTCATCAGCGCCGGGAAATGACCGGCCTTCTCCGCCGCTTCCTCTGCGCTGGCCTGGGCGTCCGAGACGTTGTTCAGCAGATTGGCCTTGCCGCTGCCCAGGGTGATGGACACATACTTTTCCGCCAGAGTGTCGTAGACCGTGGTGATGACCTTTGCCTTGGCGGTGATGCCCAGAGCGGAATGCCGGATGGTCACAGTATCGCAGAGGGACACCCGCTCAAGAACAGCGGCATACTCCGGCTGCTTCCAGAGCGGCTCGAAAGAAACGGTGAGCGCGGGAACCTCCACCCCCAGGGGGTTGTTTGCCAAATAAGTCTGCGCCTTGGTGCGGAGGGCATCCTCGGTGATGGCTTCTTCCTCTCCAAAGCTGTCAGTAAAATCCCGGATGAGGGTCTTGCGCTGGGACAGCGTGGTGTCCGCGATGGGAAGCAGCACTTCGGTGAGGGTGACCACCGTTTCGCTCCCGTCCTCGGCGGAGATCACCGCATAAGGGAGCAGGTCGGTGTACACCTCGGTGATATCGCTGTCGTGCTCCAGCTCGGTGAGGTTTTTGCCGTACTCGATCACCACGCCGGTGTGTTGGCCGCGCCCCTGGTGGTGGATGACGTGGAAGTTGTCCCACTCATACTCGCCGCCCCACAGATCCAGAAAGGAACCGGCTACGCCGCCCAGACAAGCACGGACGCTCTGGGGCTTGGCCACGGAGAAGGGCTTTGCCTCGGAGTAGTCCGTCTGACAGGTGAAGCTGTGGGCGGTGGCGGTGTTCTGAAAGACACGCTGCATGGCAAGCGCCGGCGAAATGCTCTCGCTGGACCAGGTCAGGGCGGCGATATTGGAGAGGTCGTAGGAGATGTGCTGAGCATACACCGTTACCACGCCATCGATAGGCGTGGTGATGCGGTAGATACGGAAGGCCTGGTCATCGGCGGTATCGTTGGGCTTGGCCTTGATGATCCGCTCGGAGGACAGCTCTCCGTAGTTCCGCCCTGTGACGGGGTATTGGAGCACCAGTTCGTAGGCGCCGTTTCGCTCCTCGGTCACCTCACAGGAGATGCAGTCTGCCAGCACGCCAATGCCGTAGGTGGAGAAATCCACCGCATTTGCTTTGAAGAGTACCGGAATCATAGCGTCACCCACCTCGGCTGTACCACCAGACTGGTCACCGTTCCCACCCAGGAGATGGTGTTGACGCCGGGCTGCATCCTGGGAAATCCGTCCCCGCTGACCTTGTCGTTCATGGGGGTCGTGCCGGAGTAAAAGTTCATCTGCTCACTGTCGCAGACGATGCTCCCGTCCAGCCCGGTAAAGACCCAGCTCTTGTTCTGACCGCCGCCCTGGATGGTCAGGGTCACCGTCCCTTCTCCGGTGAGGGCAGAGACTCAAAACTCTCCGGGTTGGTCACCGTGGAGCCGGACTGCGTGAGGGTGATGGGGTCAGTCCCCGCCACACTGTAGCGGAAGGGATGGCAGGAGAAGCTGACGGTAAATACGCCGATGCGGTTGAGTTGGTCCTCAATATCCAAGCTCCCGGAGTACACCGCCTTCCGGGTGTAGACGGTATCGTAGCTGTCGGACAGTGTGTGATAAGCGTTCTGCTCCCCATAGAGCCAGGCTTTGACCTTGGTGATTTTCTCCGCCAGTTCGGCGATGGACTTGGCGGGCAGGAACACGGAGTAGGTCACCTGCACATTGGGATAGCGGCCATTGGGCAGGATAAGGTCGCCGTTCCTGCCGGGAATGGACTGGAAGGTCACATCGTACTCCGGGGCGGAAAACACATTCTTGCTCTCGATGCGAAGCCCCATGTCCAGAGACGAGACCCCGTTATACACAAAATAGTTCATGCGAATACCACCCCTTTCCGCTTGGCAAACTGACCGGCGGTCACCATGATCTCATTGGTGAGCTGCCGGATGTCCTCATTGGTGTAGTTGTTGAAGGTGCCGATATTCAGCTGCAGGACGAAGCCGCTCTTCCCAGAGCCGCTGGAAACTGCGGAGGTCATGGCGTTTTCCACGCTGCCCTTCACGGAGAAATCCGTGGGCAGCGCCGTGGTCATATCCTTGGCGAGGTCCTGCATGACCCCGTTGATGTTCTTGCTCATTCCCTCGGCGGCTTTCACCGCCTGACCGCCGTTGTCCTCGATGGAACCGGCAAGGCCCTCCACCAGCATTTCGCCTACCCAGGCCATTTCCTTGGAGGGCGAGTTGATGCCGAAGAAGCCCAGGATGCCGTCCCAGATGCCGGAGATCCAGCCGGACACTTTATCCCAGATCCACCCGGCGAGGGACTGGATGCCCTGCCACAGGCCGCGCACCAGGTTGGCGCCCACCTCGGCAATCTGGGAGACGCCCTGGCCGAGAGCCGAGACGATCCCCGTGATGATCTGCGGAATCGCCTTCACGATCTCCGCAATGATGGTCGGGAGATTCGCAATCAGGGACACCAGCAGTTCTACACCCGCCTGGATGATTTGAGGGATGCTGTTGATGAGGGCGTTCACGATGCCGGTGATGATCTGCGGGATAGCCGCCACGATGGTGGTGATGATCTGGGGCAGCGCCTGGATGAGCGACACCAGCAGGTCGATACCAGCCTGGATGATCTGCGGGATGGAGTTTAATACGGCGGTCACAATTCCGTTGATGATCTCCGGCAAAGCCGCGATGAGTACCGGCAGGGCGTTGAGGATGCCCTGGGCCAGCCCCGTGACCAGCTGCAGAGCCGCGTCCAGGATGAGGGGCAGATTGGCGATAAGGGTCTGGCAGATCTGCACCACCATCTGTACAATGGTGGGAACCAGCTGAGGCAGTGCGGAAGCGATGCCGGAAGCCAGGGTCGCCACCACCTGCATTGCCGCCTGTAAAAGCTGTGGCGCCAGCTCGGTTAGGCTGGTGACGAGCTGGAGAACAATGGACAGGGCGGCTGCGGCCAGTTGGGGCAGCGCGTTCACAATGCCGGTGACAAGGGTTGCGATGATATTCACTCCAGCTTCCAGCAGTACCGGAAGACTGGCGAGGATGGCTTCCCCGATGACCGGCACAATGGTGGAGAGCTTCTCCATGAGAACGCTCACCAGACCGGAGATGCCCTCGGCGAAAGTCTCGGCGGCTCCGGCGGTGCCGTTCAGCACGCCCTGCAGCCCCTCGCCCATGAGGGACACGAAGGGAATCATGGCAGTAAGAACATCCGCCGCCATGGTCTTCAGCGTGGTCATGATGGGTTCCGCGATAGCGCCCAGCTGGGCGTAGGCATCGGTAAGAAGTGCCTGGGCGCGCTGGGCTTCCATCACATCACCGTTGAGGGTTTTGTAGTTTTCCGCCGCTTCCTGGTACAGGCCGTTGAGGGTATCGGTGATGAGCGCGGCGCGTTCCTGCTCGGAACTGCAGCCATCCAGCGCCGACTGGAAGGCTTCCTCATTGACGCCGGCCCAGTTCAGCGCGTCCGCCAGCTGGCCGGTGATGGTGCCGGTCTTGGCGGTCTCATTGGCGGCTTCGGTCAAACCTTCGATGGGAAGGCTGTCTCC